TTCACATCCCTTCTTAATTGCATCAGTTTCTCTGTTAAGATCTGAAGATAATCTGTCTAACTTTTCAAACAGAATTGCATCAACTTTATCTTGCTTATCTAGTTTTTCATTATGGACAGCAAGTAGTTTGCCCATTTGTATAGAGTTGTCCTGTAAAGTATCTACAACTCTTTCTAACCTTTCAATAATTGCCGTATTGAGTTCTGAATCCATGGCTACCTATCTACAGTTGCTTGTGCGCCACCTGCCCTTGCTTTTAATTTCAAGGATGCAGTTTTCTTTTGAAGTTGACTTTGCAACTCCTTAATTTTCATATTAACTTTTTTCTTTTCGTTGGCAATTTGCTGCTGCGTCATTTGCTGCTGCATTTGCTTGTCAACGCTTTCTTTAACATTACGAATTGCTTTTGAACGCTTGTCCATAAAGAACTTACCTGCTTGTCCAGGCATAATTCTTTCAATTTTAATATCACCTCTATAACGATAGTTAACTAACAAACGCAACTTCTGCATTAATTCTGCTGAAGAGTTTGCATAAATGATAGTCTCACCAACTTCAGGAATACTTACCTTATATTGAAATAATCTAGACGGCATCGAAGGATTCTCTTTTGACTCTTTCAATTTATTTTCTGGAGTAAGTGCTTTTTTATCCTTTACCTTTTTACGAAACTTCATAACAGGATCATAGCCCGCATTAGGTCCAGTGGCAGATGAATCTGCACCAAAACCTCCAGTACCAGCAGTTGCGATTGTCATAGTTTCTCCAATTCTACTTCCAAGTCGGGTTCAGTATCCAAATCATTCATCATCCCTACAGGATATTTATTCAGGAACAGCAAAAATGTTTTCAATAAACTCCAGTACTCCCTCTCCATCTTAAAGAATAGTAACGGTGTTGCTGCTTCACCAAAAACATTATAAAGGATAATCAAATGATTGATAATAAGATGAGTTCTCAATGAACCCCCTTGTACATAACGTTTCAAGAGTCTTTTCAAATACTTGAAACGTTTTATATCCTCATCGAAATCCTCTCGCGTTACACAAGTAGGATTTTCATAGTGTTTTATGGCGAACAGAATGTAGTTAGACTCATTCAGTTCGTCAAATTTCATTTATCAACTGCCGAAGGTCAGTGTTGCTGCGCCATCAGAGATGACTTCCTCAGTACCACCTGCAGAGGTGATCTTGACGCGATACTTATAACCGTCAAGTGAGTCATCAGCAAGACCACTGTAAGCAAGAGTTGCCGTCGTGAAGTCTGCGTAGGTGATACCAGTGTCAAGAGATGCACTGATATTCTGCCAACGGGTGGTTTGAGATGCTTTCTGACGCTGCCAGACATAAGCAAGAGCACCAGGTGTTCCTGTAGTAGAAGTGCTAAGGGTGAATGTACCAGCGCCATCAGCAGCGGATCCAGCACCAGAAACATGAGCGGCAGGTTGTGCAGAGATGGTTACTGCCGATGCAACGTCTGCTGCAATGGTGTCATCTGCTTGTGACTCGGTGCCATCAGGGTTGCTGATGAAGGCAAGACATTCTGCTTTGTGACGGGTATTACCAGCACCATCGGTGTAGGTCTTGTATGCCCACCAACCAGGACCAGTGATACCACGAGAAGCATTCTCGTTCAATGCTGCTTCAGCAGCATCGATAAACACAATAGTCTCAGTAGCGGATCCAGCACCGTTACCACGGGCGAGTCCTGCTTGAGTCTTATTTGCGTTGCTGTCAGTTCTCCCGTAAAGAGACATGGGTTACTCCGTATTAATTCCTAATATATTTATTTATAAAAAAAGGGGCTTATGCCCCTTTAATTATTCTCCCTCTCGTGAAACCATTGCCTTCTTGACAACTTCGAGAAGTTGGTCATCCATATCAGTCTTGGTCAACTTAACTGCCTTAGAAAGAATAACAAGACAGATCTCAACCATTTTCTCACCGAGTTCTTCATTTTCGGGAATATTTGAAACGGCATCTTTGATAATTTTGGATGCTAATGGTAATAGAAATGCAAGCATGATTTAGTCCTCAGGGGGGTTCTAATCTATATATGCTTACTTTTTCTTTTTGGTGTCTATAATAGCACCTTTGCCATATTGTGCCTGAATTTTTGCCTTCACTTTTTCAACGGCAGACATACCATCATATTTCTGACCAGGTTTCTTACCAAATGTATTTGGTTTACCAGGTGCTTTGTTATAACGGTTGTTACCATCAACACCACCACGCTCCATGCGACGATCCTTCAGTGCATCTGCACCTTCTTCATTAACAACTTCTTCATTCTTTGCTTTGAGGTTTGCCTTACGCATTTGTAGTTCGGCACGACCACCTCTGTCCATCTTACCTTGTGCCTTTGGTTTCTTAGAACCACCTGCAGGTTGCGGACCAGCACCACCGTCGTCAACTCTTCTACCGTGAGTATATTTAGCACCACTCCCTTTAGAATCACCAGAGACCATCTTGCCACCTTGTGAGCGACTGTCTTGATATTCTTTCTCAGACTGACCGTGCTTACCCTTATAGAGTTCGTCAAATTGTCCGAATGTCAAGAGTTTAGTTTCAGTTTCTGCGACTTCTTCTGTGCTTTCTTCTGAAACTTCTTCTTGACTGCCATACGCTTGGTCTCCTGTAGATTCAAAGTGGGGATTTTTTTGTGATGGAACTTTATCCATCTCTTTACGAGCTTTCTCATTATTCTTTTGACGCTTCTTGAAGTTCACCTCCAGATAAGAATCGTCTTTCTTTTTCGCTTCGCTCATGTCGGCACCTTCAGAGTCGCCATCCATGTAACCTTTGCCGCCACAGGACTTACATCCTTTGCCTTCACACTTAGGACACATTTTACCTTTACCTGCAACTGATTTTTGTGCAGGTGTCTTGTCCTCACATTTACATTCATCCTCTCCAGTCTTAGCACACTTCTCAGTGATTTCAGATTGCTTAGGATTGATCTTAACCTTAGTTTTCTTTTCAGATAGATCTTTAAAACTTAGCATCACTTATTCTCCTGGTTTAGTTTATTCAATTGCTTGACAATCTTACCAGACTTCTTATGTGCCTCAGTTCCTTTGTCACCTCCTTGCAATGCATCGCGTGACAGGTTTCCTGCACGACGGAACATTTTGTTTTTCTTTGGTTGATCAATCTCCTTGTAACCTTCTTCGATTACATTCTCAATCTCTTGGATAGAGAAGAGTCCAGACTCATACAAGTGTGCAATCTGATCATAATCTTCACCAAGACGCTTGGCAAGTTTATCACTTCCACCAGATACTGCACGGGCAGTTTTACCAACTGCTTTCTTCAGACCTCTACCAATCGCACCCGCTGCTCTTCTCAGAAGACCAGGCTTCTTAGCAGGAGCACTGCTAGAAGAACTGCTGCTTTCCCCGCCACCACTAGAAGAAGAACCGCTGTCGGAACTGCTGCTAGAACTTGTACCTTTAGACTTTCTGATGCTACTCAAAACACCATCCAACTTACCACCAGTGCCATCATCATCTTTCTTAGGTGCTTCTTTCTTTTTCTCAGTGGGTTTAGAAAGTTCTGCTCTTTTTGCTTTAATTCTATTTGCTTGGAAAGTACCAACTGCCTTACCAGCATTTGCTGCTGCAGACTTACCTACTGCCTTGACACCCTTCTTAGCAGCAGCACCTACCTTTTGAGCACCTGCTTTCAGTTTAGATCCTGCTTGCTTCGCAGCAGACTTCAAACGATCCATACGGGAAGGACCAGCAGGCTTATTGAGTTTTGCTCTTGCCATTGCACCAGCGTCACGCTCTTCCTCAGAGAGCATCTCAACACCCTCAAGGTGCTCACAGATTTCAATCAGGTCTTGGTCATCTTGTGCCATCTCAAGAATGATATCTTCCATGACATCAATGAGTTGCTCATCGGTCAGTGAATCAATCTCTTCTCCAAGAGTTTCTAACTCAGCAAAGTCTGCTTCTGAGAATGCGAATGCTTCGTTCTTAGCACCAGACTTATGACGGACAGTTCCTTTCTCGTCAGTGTATGTTTCTTTCTCTTTTCTAGCAGTTACATAACCAACACCAGGGACTACACCAGTTTTACCTGCTGCTCTTGCTGCGTTTCTGTCTGCTGCTCTTTGTGCTGCTCTCTTACGATTCTTATCGTATGATGACATTGCTTCACCAAGAACCTCAGCGTTCTTATCATAGTTGGCGAAGTGCTCGTGCTTCTCAGAAATCAGAATCTCAAGATCTTCGACAGGAACATTCTCGTAGATATACTCAGCATCTTCAATATCATAATGAGTTACTGTACCATCTTCAAGCAAGGTATGTGCTTCAGGAATAACATCATATTCTTTGCCTTCATACTTGACCTGTTTAGCACAGTCATGCCCTTTGGGTTTCTTCTTTCCGCCTTGCTCGTCCTTCCCCTTGGCACCAGTAATAATATCTGCCTTGGTTACTTTATCGTAGGGGACAGCGTTGTTGGCAAGATTGCCATCGTTATTTTTCTTTTCCTGCACCTGTTTATAGGCTGCAGACATATCGGGAAGATCTCTGAGAGTCATGTTACTAAGCGTCCTTGTCCTTTTTATTTATCTTACGAATGAATTCACCTGGAGTGAGTTTTCTCATATACTTATCCAGGTTATCTGTACCTAGTTCACCAGCAGGTGTAAAATTAAAATATTTGATATCATTTCTTTCTACTAAGTCTTTCAACCAAGTGCGAAAAAGATGATCAGACTCATCAATGCTGATGAGATAATTGCTACCCCGACTAACGACTTTACTAATGATCCCTGTGTTAACATTTTCAACAAAAGTTCCCTCATTAAAGATACTGCCAGCAAAGTATGCTTCGCGTAAACCTTGAGGATCTAACTTTGGTGCAATTTCAAATACATCATAAGATGCTTCTGCAAAATCCTCAAATGATTCTTCCACTTGCATTGCTTGCCTTAAGGTTAAGTATAATGCCTCTCTATCTTTTTGAGACAATGACTTGGTAAGACCTTTATCAAACGTATCATAATCACCTTCAACTGCTGCCTTTCTCATCTTAGATGCAGACATACCCTCTACACCTTCTGCATCTGGATCGCGATCACCAGCAGAAGTTACTTTGATTTCTTCGAATGAGTATAAGTCTCCGTTGTATTTCGCAGCAAGACTGTTGAACTCGCTAACTCTATCCCCACCCACCACAATATTAACTGAACTATACCCGTCAGAATCGAGAGCGGTGAGAACATCAAATATAGTACGCATGTCGGCACTATCAACAATTGCATTCGTGTGATCAGGATACGATAACCGCATATATTTAATCTTACTCCCTGCGTCAAGGGGATTCTTCTTAGGATCCTCCGACCTTGAGGGGTATATTCTATACTCTCCTCCACTAGTTTTTGCCTCTCTAGCTACTTTGTCTAGAAGTTTTTCATGGCCAACTGTCGGTGGATTAAATCTTCCAAATGTAATAGATATTTTGCCTTGATCGACCGCACCTTCGCCATCTGCAGTTTCTTCTCCGCCTGCTGATTGCTGTGGTGTGGTGTCATCATTCTTACTAATTCTTACAAGTTTTCCATCCTTAGACATATGGGTAATGTTCCCCGAAGGGTCCGCATATCTACCATACCCAATATGCTTAAGTTTTAATTGTTCTGCACTCTTTGATGCAAATGATCTTTCGGCTTCATTTAGGAAAGCACTGAACTTTTTCATTCTACCAATTTTTATTTAAGTTAAAGTTTGCTTTACTAAAAGTCAGTCTATCTACGAGTTTATATGGGTTGCTAGAAGGAATAACAAATCCTTCATGAGAAGAAAGTTTGCCGTCAATGAAACACTCAACATTTCCATTAGGTACAACCGCATCTAGTAGACGCTGTTTCAGTTGGAAGATTTTATGCCACACCTTAAAGGTATTCACATTAACCTCACCCTTATATTTAGCATTGAAGACATTGAACATCAATTCAGGACTAGGTATCTGACCAATACGGATAAAAGTATTGACATGCTTCTTGAGTTCTGCGCTCTTAGCAACCTTACAGAAAGGGATTAGAGCAACAATCTCAGCAGCAAGTCTTAATGCAGACCACGTACCAACAGTTGCATCATTAGTATCAACGAAATGAACACTATCAGTAGACTGTAGAGTCACACCAATACTTGCCTCTGCTGTGGGTGACACCTCACTATAAGAAGTATGTGGTGCTAGAATAATTTGTTGAACAACCGAATAGGCAAAGCGATACTCCACAGTATTAGGGCAATAAACAGACCCGCCACCGACACCGATCCAATCAGCTTGGACAATACCACTGATACGAGGAAGATACTTAAGACATAAACGAAGGATATCTGCAACGTTCCCTTTATGATTCGTCTCAATGTCCTCATAACTATAGTTGATTAGAACTTTCTTTTTGTTGAATACAGACTTGGTGCCCACAAAGAACTGACCATTGGCAGGGTTAGTGCCGAACACAATAGCAGGAGCACCATCCCACTTGACGCTGACCTTCTTGACAGTCAGTGCCTCCTTGACAGCAGCAAGAGCAACTCGACGACCATCAAAGATGGAATCCTCTAGGTGCTCCAGGTGTTTGTTTGGCATCCGTCCTCTGTCTATACACATATTATAGCACGGCAGAAGGCAGTTGCAACCAGGGTTGTGCCAGTTTCTAACCCTGCACACCGTTAAACTTTACTGCCAAGTTGATAAACTGTCCCAACTTATGCTCGGCACCAGACTTGTTTGTCCTAATTGTAAAATTAAGTCTGGTAGTTTTATTATTA